ACTCCAGTGAACATCTATGATATTATACGAGTTTCTTTTATTCTCTGCATCCACCCATAACTTGTAGAAAAGATTCATACCGTTAGGTGTTGATACAATAATAACCTTTGTAGTTTTACCAGATGAGATTGTAGGATACACAGAACTGAAAAAGTCCTCTGCCACGTTAGTTGGAACGAATGCAAATTCGTCCAAGAATATCATGTTGTAAGAACCACCACGAACAGCAGATGAAGATGTAGAGGATGCAACCACCCTACTACCATTCTCTAAGTCTACCGAACCTTTGTTCCAAGATACCACTCCCTGTTGTAACCACTTAGGAAGATTCTCGTATGCAAGTTGTAGTCTACCAAGAATATCTCGTGCAGTCGCAGCCTTGTTGGCGAGGATTGCAACATTCATGTTAGGATTGAATAGAACGTAGTGAAGAATATAAGATACCATAGTCGTGGATTTACCAGACTGTCTTGGCATCTTACATATAGTGAATCTGTCGTTGTGGATTGTCTCTACGATATTCTCTTGGAAATCATAGAGTTTAAAAGGTACTAAACCTTCATCCAAAGATACAATCTTGATATAGTTTTTAATAAAGTATATGGGGTCTTCCATACACTTCTGATATTCAAGTATATTTTCTTTCGTCCAATTTACAGGGACGTTAGATTTCTTTAGAAGGGGGTTGCCCAGATAATGATTTTCAGACATAACATAACGACTTACTTGGTTTTACCAAATTGGCTTTTCACGAACAGGAACAGTGTATGTACTTCCTGTTGATGCTGCATATCCATTGTAAATTCTTACATCGTCTATGCGTCCTACAGTTCTTCCAGAACTACTATTGTTAGAATCAGAACCAAATGTTGGATGATACCCCGAAGCAGATGCTAACCATGATTTTGCACCACTTGTTGCTCTTGTAGAGTAAAGTGTCCCATCTGTATATTCATAAATCAATGATGCACTTCTGTCGTGAACAAATCTTACATGATGCCAAGCATTATCACAGATATCTTGCTGCCCACCACCAGTAATGTTAGTCTGAGAATTGGTAACAATGTTTCCGTTATCATAGATAAATGCACCACCATCATTAGCATAGGGGCCACCTGTTACATTAATTAGAATTTGTAATGCATTTGCAGCATTGTTTCCACCATTATCATACAATCTTCTGTATTGACTGTCTGATGTTTTATTTCCAGTTGGGCCTTTCCACCAAAATTCTATTGTCCAATCACCAGTGAAATCAAATTCTCTTTTATATTTGTGGTCTCTAGCTCTAAATCTACCGTTTGTTGTAGAAGACCCATTAGTGGTGTTTATCATTAAAGAACCAGTTCCAAATTTTTTATCAGAGGTATCAATTGTTGAACCAGTGCCGTGGTTATGCCAATTGTTAAATCCAGTAAAGTCTGTAACATTCATATAATCTGCACCATTCAATAGGAATGTTGTATTCGTTACATTTGTAAGAGGAGCAGTTGGTGGAGTATAATTAGATGTATTACCAGCAGTTCCTTTAACAACTCGCATTTCTGCAATATACTCACGCATATAATTACCAGCGCCACTATTTTGTGTACTATCACTATAACCTATAGAAAGTCCATGAGTATTACCACTACTAAAAGTTACGGACGTTGACGATGTGGCAAATTGAACACCGTTGAGAAAAAATCTAAAAGTTCCGCTTGCTCTTGAAGCTTCAATATAATTCCACTGTCCTCTTGGAAGAAAGGTTGAACTAGTTCTAAATCCACTGCCACCGTTGTCTACGTCAAAATATAAATCGCCTGCTGCGCTTACATCCATGTAGCATGCCATTGCATCTTCATCATATCCTACACCATTCAATGAAGCAATTGCGTTCCAGTAACTTTGTGAAACAGCATCCCATGGCATATATACCCAAAAACTCCAAGAGAAATCCCCTGTTCCTAATTGAAATGCAGCATTATCTGCATAAGTTAAACCATCATTTGAACCCTCAAAGAAAATAGAACCTAAATCAGCAGTGTCTCTTTTACTTGTTGTTAAGAAAGGAGAATGACAAGTTAAAGATGGGCCACCAGCAGATGTCGTTCCATTGTTATTGTTAAATCCAATAGTGTTAGCATTCGGGCCATTATCTTTTGGTCTATTTGATTGACAAGTAAGAAGCAAAGTGTTACTATCAGAAGTAAAAGGCGCAGTTGGGGGTGTGAAAACTTGTGTTCCTACACTACCACTATTTGTATATCTTGCTGTATTTGAAAGTCTATAGTTTGACATATAGCCTTCTAAACAATAATCAGCTGCCCAATCCAATCCACCAATATGATAATTACCAGCTCCATGATTACCAGAATCTGTAGAATAATCTTTATATACACCATTTACATAAAGAAATAATTGATTAGCACTTGTTGATTGACGAACAATTGCAAAATGATTCCATGTGCCTCGTCCATAAGTCGCTTCAAAGTTTGCAAGTGAAAGTAATGTTGAAGCACCTGTTGTGAATCTTAAATTGTCACTACCATTGTCTGTTGCAAATTCCATAACAGTCGTGCCACTTTGGCCCTGAATCATATATCTAGCTTTAGAATTAGAGTGGTCACCAGTTTCTTTCATCCAGAATTCGAGCGTATATGCACTTGTACCTAATGTAAGGTTTGAGGTTGAAGAAATTTTATAACCATCATATCCACCACGCATTGAAGAAGACCAATAACCGTCTGGATGGTGTGGACTAAAACTACCAGCATGTGGGCCACTGAGTACAGTTGGAGTTAAGTTACCAACTCTTGATGCACCACCAGTAATATCATTATTGGAATCATTAGTTCCATCCATTGTAAGTCTAGAAGTTACATACTTGAAGTTGGGGTCTCCATCACCATTTTGTGTAATTGTAAATGCTCTTGCTGCAGAAGTGTTCCCAGCGCTATCGTTTGGTGTAATGTTTGCAGTATATGTTGTGTTGTCTCTCATATCAGTATCAAGTGTTCCAGAGATGACACCTGTTTCTGTGTTTAGTGTAACACCAGATGGAAGAGAACCAGAAGAAAGTGTATAATCAACATCACCACCCTCTGGATCAGTTGCAACAATTGTTTGACTTATTGCGTCACCTTTGTATCCAGTAGCAATTGAACCAGCAGCTGTTGACCATGTTGGAACGCCACCTAAGTCGATTGAATTTTCTAAAGTACTGTTACCAACAGATGTTGTAACCTTAACATCTAGAGGTTCGTCTGATACCGTGAAATTTTGTGGGAATGTAGCAGTAATTGATGTTCCACTAACATATGTTACTGCACCAGCAGCAAAAGATGTTCCACCATTATTAATAAAGTGAACTGTAGATTCAGAAGTAAAGTTTGTTCCAGTAATTGTAATTACTGTTCCACTATCACCGTTTGTTGTTGTTGGTGATACAGCAGTTACAAGAGGTGGAGAAGCAAGTCCAACCCATGATGAACCGTTATATTGTTCTAGTGTTGAGTCGGTTGTATTAAATCTGATTGCCCCGGCATTTGCACTGCCTGGACGTTCCCCAGTAGTTCCGTGTGGAACTCTAATATGTGTTCCATCGAAATCTAGATCGTGAGCTAGTTTTGCTGATGTAATACCATCAGCTGCAATTGCACTTAGTTTAAATCTTGTTAATGGCATATCATTCTTTTCCTTTTAACATCTTCTGTAGTTCTGCTGTACTTCCTACAAACAATGCATTAGTTACATTCTTTGGTGCAGAGTTAGGTACTTCTTTGAGTTTTTTCATCTTACTTTGTAAGTCTCCAAGTTTCTCTGTTACTTCTGCAACATTCTTAATTAGTTGTCCAGCAACCTCATAGGTTCTGGGGTGTTCTGATTCTCTTGCAAGGTCTAGGATACCATCAATTGCATCCTGTCCTCTTTCAATCAGATTATAAAAGTTTTCTCTCTGATATTTATAATCATTATCTACATCTTCTTCATTCATTTTTGTTTCGGGAACAAGTACAGGTTTAGGTGGGGAAACAACTTTCATTGCGTTCTCCACTGGGTCTGCTACTCCTAAAACATTATCTAAAATGTCAGTTTGGTTTGACATTACTCAACCGCATCCCAAGTTTGGGTTTCTTCATTCCACTCATGGCGTCCACCCTCTGTTGGGTGTGGAACAGGAGCTTCCCAATCCCAAATTGTTTCATCTAGTGTCCAACTTGGATATGGTTGTGGGGGATAAAATGCATCTGAATTTTTATCATAATTATATCCCACTCCGGCAAAGTTTTCACGAAGAGGAGTTCCACCAAGAGTGTGTTCACCATGTCTAGTATTATAGGATGTTTGAATCCATTTGCCAGGAGTTTCATCAATGAAATTGTTAAAAAAATCTGGTTCTGCTACAATAACTTGTGTAACTTTACCATTTAATACTTTTGCGTAATGTGCCATCTATATAATCTCCTTAAATCGCATACCGAATTAGACAAATACCAGAACCGCCATTAGTTGTTCCAGAACCACCACCACCGCCACCAGTGTTTGCGGAGCCGTCTAACCCATACTGATATGTTGAAGAAAAACCAGTTTGAGCTGTTGCATAATTACCAGAACCACCTCGGCCTCCACCACCAGAACCACCATTACCATAGGCAGCACCACCTAAGTCTGGTCGTCCACCAGCACCACCACCGCCTCCAGCATAGTATCCACTATCACCAGATGATGTTGCGGTTGCCCATGTAGAATATTGTAGTCCATTTCCACCATTGCCGGGGCCAGGAGTTCCAGCATTGCTACCAACTTGTCCAGCACCACCGCCGGCGCCGCCTCCCTCTGGGGCTGGGTCATAACCGTCACCACCGTCATTACCTTGTCCAGAAGTTCCAGAACCGCCTGGCGAATATGTAGAATTATCACCACCGCCGCCGCCTCCAGAACCACCAGAAGCTGCTGACTCAGTATTCGATCCGCCATACCCACCACCATTTGCAGTTGAACCAAATGCGGTAGAGTTTGAGCCTGATGCTTTGTGAGAACCACCAGCACCTACAACAATTGAATATGTTGTAGCAGATACCGATTGAGAATTAGTTTGAATAAGTCCACCAGCACCACCACCGCCAGACCAAGAACCTTGCCAAGATGATGTAGTACCGCCAGAAGCACCACCAGCAACTAAAAGAAAGTTTACTGATGAAACCAGTGCAGTATTTGTAAATGTTCCAGATGAAGTAAATTTATGGTAACGATACCCACCAGAAGTAGTTATTGTTCCACCAGAGGGTGCAGCAATAACAGTTTTAGATTGTGAATTAGAGGATGGAGTTCCATCAACATTCTGAACAGAAATTACAATTGTATCACCAGCAGTCTGTCCGTAAACCGCAGCAGTAGTAGTAACAGTTGCAGAACCAGATGATACTGAAACACCAGTAATCGTTGCAATTGTTGTTGAACCTTCTTTAAACACAACATCAATAGTATCTGTTGCATTAGATAGAGAAAGTGTTAAATTTGTTGCATATGCATCACTAATATTACCAGAAACAGAATCTACTGTAGGTATGAGGTTTGTTGCAACCCATGTTGTTCCATCATAGAATTCTAATGAACCAGTTGTTGTATTCATTCTGGATTCACCTGTATCTGGAGAACTAGGTCTTTGTGCAGTTGTACCAGTTGGTAAAGTAAGTCCGCCAGTAGATGTGTTTGGAGTATCCGATACTGCGGCAGGAGTTACTGCAGCTGCATCTAGTTTTGCAGCGGTAACTGCACCGTCTGTGATTTCAGCAGTTGTAATAGAGTTGTTCGCCAAATCTTCTGCGACAATAACATCTACTCCGATACTTCTTGATACGATTTTTCTAATTGCCATTGTTCGTTATTCCTTGAATACTTTTGTTATATTTATACGTCCGTACCACTAGATGGGTCAAAAGTTTTTGCATCTTCATAGAAACTTGTAGTCTCATTGAATCCAAAATCTCCATCATCAGTATCCCAATCAGCAGGAGAAACATCTGCTGGTTTAGGTGTTGCAGAATATCTCTGTTCTCTCTTAGGTGCGTTAACTGGCATATCTGTATACTGGTCAACTTGAACACTACGAATAACATTCTGTGAAGTTACAGGGCCGTATAGATAATATTTTGCAGAGAAACTTAATGTGTAGATAATTGCTCTACGACTTGTAAATTCTCCTTCATAACTATCTTCATAACCAATACTGTTTAATGTTACTGGAACATCTCTAACAATATCTAATTCTGGTACTTCTCTCAAAGTAACTGTGTACTCTGGTTGGAAGTATGGTAAAATTTGTTCTAGAATCTGCAATGCATCATCTGAGTTTTTACTCATAATGAATAGTTCAAAATCAACATTATAAGGAACAGGCATAAACCCTTCCTTTAATCCTTCTTTGTTTTCTCCGTTTGCAACCTTCTTTGCCTTCACCATCTTGTTAAGTTTACGAGTGGAGTCGTATGACAATCCACTAATCTCAAACCCAATACGAGGTAAAGTAACCGCAACCTTTTTTGTTAGGTTAGGGTCTTGTTGCAATCTGGACAACCACTTCTGTTTAGGGCCATATGCTAATGGCACCTTCATTGTCTGTGTTACGTTACCAGAGTTATCTTTCTTTACAAGTTGAATGTTGTTAAAGATAGAACCAAATCCTACCACAACATTTCTTGTTGATTCGTTGTAAAAGTAATTTCCAATCATAATTATTTCATCCCAGCGTCACCGAATGGATTTGATTCGGTAAAGTCTAATATTGTATCCTCTTCACTATCAAATAAATCATTCTGTGCTGTTTCATCAATAGTGTCAACCCGATAAGTTTCTAGTATTATATAGTCCGCTTCAGCACCCTCGACAGAATTTTCCAGAACAACAGAACCAACTTGATCAACTGTTTCTGAAATAATTTTATCACCAAGTAGAGAGTCCTCAAGTATAAGTTGTCCCTCTGAAGGTGTACCTTCTTCTAAAGCAAAGAACTCGTTGAATGTTGTTGCACTTTCTAGAGTCATTTGATGAGACAATTGGTCAAGACTATTATCTGTCTCAATTGAATCAATTGCTGCAATACCAGTATCCAAATCCTCTGAACCATATTCAAAGGTTTTGCATTTCAGTTTATATGTTGGTAGATTGTGTACTTGATAAAATGGGTCATCATGGTCAACAAAAGTGATTTCAAATAGTTTACTTCCCTTAGGCCAGTATACTAAGTCACCCTCATTAGGTCTTGATGAAACAACAATGTTATTATCTACCGTAACAAATTGTTCCCATCTTCTTCTTGCAACTGTAAAGGTTGCATCGTCTTGAATGTCTAAACCAAACTTAGACATTAATTCTTTCTCGCCTTCATATCCATCTACGTTATCAACATACATTTCTAACATGTATGCATCTTCAAACTTAGACAGTGAATCTTCCCCGAATACTTTATCTTCAGAAACCATATTACGAGGAATGTAATAACAATCCTGTCCGTAAATACGCAATTGCTCTATGATTAAATCTTCATAGAGGTTCTGCTCTGGTTTTGTTCCTGTATCAAAGTATACATTTGTTGGCATAACAACTTTAACCTATCATGTGCATTGGAGGCAGTTCGTATGCCAGTTGAATTTGTTCTTCTAATTTATCAATTTGTTCTTGTGCTTGAGTATATATCTGTTCACCATTTAGTGCAACTCCACCCAACATCTGAATACCTTGGAATTTAGAAAGGTTTGCTCCCCATTGCATTTTAATAAGTTGTGTTGCATATTTCTTTAAAAAGATATCATCCCACACATCAGTGTAGGTATTAGGGTCTAATTTACGATAACATTCAATGATGATATAATCACCATCAACATAATCTGTTGAGAAATCTGCATCTAAGTACAATCTGTTTTGATGTTGGTTGTGACGTATTGCTGTTTCACCAACAAGAATATGGTCTAGAAAGTCTAAATGTTGCATTGTCATTTCGTAATGCATAACTGAAGTAGAACTAAAGTCATACAAGTCGTTCAGTCTTAACTGATAACGAACATCGAACATGTTTAATGCTTGTTTGTCTGTTAAAGGGAATACCTTGACAATAGACATAATAGTAGAAGGAACAGGAATCCAATTGTTCTGTTCTTTCCATACTGCTGTTGTAGAGGAGTCAACATCTGTGACTGTCGGTAAAGTTGTATCTGTTTTTGCTCTAGCAATATCTGCATCACTAATCTGATATTTTAGATAAACTCTTTCTATTCCATCATAGTGATATTGTGAGAAATATTGTAGTGCCTCATCAATTCTATCTTCCACTTGGTCTGGGTCGACATTGATTTCAATTACTGGTTTACCTAAACTTCTTAAACAGTATTCTTTAAATGTTGCTCTTGTACTTGGTATTGCCATATCTTTATCCTAATGCAATCGCAAACGTAATACCGTTATTGACTGCTTTCGTTGTTACTTCTGCTTTAGAATCTACATCTAATGCTGTTCTAGCACCTGCTTCTGTCACTGCACCTGTACCACCATCTGAGATAGGAATAAAATCTGATGCCACAAATTCTGCAAGTCCTGTTACATTTGAACCAGTGAATGTCGCCTTAATTGGGG